TTCGTCGGTGGACTGCACCGACGAGTTTTCTGTGGCCTGCGACGCGACAGCCGCACCGGTAGTCCCGCGAGGAATGATCAGCGACATTCCCTGGTCGGGCAGCGGCAACTGCTGGCAGACGTTCGCAGTCGGGCGCCCGTTACGAAGCGCCAGCGCTGCGAGGTCCACGAGGTACTGCGGGACGACCAGACCGGCGAAGCTGCTGGTCGTGGTGGCGCGCTTGGAGACGCCCTCGCCCTCGACGGCAACCTCTCGCGCGTGGCGTGAGAGACGCTCACCCGCGGAGTAGTCGCCGCGCTCGGCCAGGAACGCGTCGCGGAAGAATGACGCGGTGCCGTTGCGGTCCTTCTCTTCGGAGTAGGTGCGCTCTTCGCGGGTGACGACGGCGCGAGCCTCGTCCTTGATAATCCCGGCTTCGGCGTCAGCCTTGCTAGCGCGCGCCTCGTTGGCCTCAATGGTGATGAGGTCATCTAGGCGCACGTCGAGCGCCTTAACGCTCTCGATGAGTTCCGAGGCTCGCGCCTCGTCGGGGGTTTCGCTGCTCAGGATCGCGTCAAGTTCGGCTTTCTGTGCCTTACGCGACTCGCGCAGCGTGTCAATAACAGACACGGTGACTACCTTTCGGTGAGTGGGAACGATGAGGTAACCCGTGACAGGTGGTGGCTTGAGTGGTGGCGCCGAGGCGCTCCGGGGCAAGCTCCGGGGTGTGACAGGTTGAATAACCCGGCTGCGTGCCGGGGGTCTGTGGGTTACAGGTCGAGCGCGGCGGCGCGCAGCGCCAGCAGCGTCGAGGAACTGTTGGTGGTGACGGGTTCGGCTTCGCCCATGTCGTCGGGGTCAGACAGCGGGGACAGTCCTAGCGCCGCCTCGATCACGTCGGCGGCATCTTCGACAATCTCGGTCCCGGCGTCGATAGCGCCGAGCGCTTGCAGCAGCAGGTCCCGAACGTCGCCGTCAATCTCTTTCCCGGCGCGGAACTCGCGGGCCGCACGTTCGCAGACAGCCGCAGCGCGCGGGTTGGCGTCCCCATCGGCGGCGGCGCGCAGAGACGCGCTCGTGGTCGGTGACGCCGGATAGGTCACGACCGACACGTCAAAGAGTTTCGCCTCGACAATGGTCCGCTGGCTGTAGTCGTCGTTCCACTCTTGCCGGGTTGCTTGGAACGCGAAGCTCATTTGGTCGAGGTCGCCGCGGTCCATCGCTGATTTGATCGACGCGACCAGCGGTGAGCCAGCATCTAGCGCCGCTTCGCAATGCAGCCCAACCTCGTCTTGGGTCAGGGTCAGGGTTCCCGATTTGGTGCGCGCCAACGGGACGCCTTCGTGGTTCAGCAGCAGCCGCACGTCGTCGCGCTGTTGAAGGCTGCGCGTGAACGCGCCGTGGCGCACCGTCTCGGCGTACTCACCGAGCGAATCGCGCACCGGGTAGGCGGTGTCGAATACTGACGCGTACCCGGTGAGCGTGTAGCCGTCGCCGCTGTCTGCCGCGCGCAGTTCGACGCCGCGGCTAAAGCGAGCTTCTGACATTGCGTGTCCTCTCATGCCTGCGGCGCGGGTTGCGCCCCGGTTACGGGTTTCTCGTCGCCCCACGGGACCGGGCGTTCATCTTCGAGCGCCCGAACCTCGTTTACGGTGGTGAACGGCTCGGTTGGCCCGAGTGCGGTGCGGTAGGCGGTGTACCGCGCTACGAGGTCGGTACGTAGCAGCGCGGCGCGGTTGAACTTGATGTATTGCGGACGCGGCAGCAGCCGCGAGATGGACTCCTCAAGCATCGTCAGCCACGGGTCTATTGCGTAGGTCAGCAGATGAATCCCGGTCTGCTCGATGTTCTTGTAGGTCATCGAGTCGCCCACCGGGTAGCCGAGAATCTCGGCGAATCCCGGCCCGACGATGCGTGCCGCCTGCGCCGCGGTGAACTGCTGCGTTGCGAGGAACTGCGACTCTTCGGGGCTGATTTGGATAGGCGTGTATTTGACGCCCTGCCCGAGCACGGCGGGTTCCCGATTGTTGCGGGTCGCCTCAATGAAGCGCTTCTTGATCGCAGCGGCGGCATCTTGCGGGACGCTCTGGTCGGTGGTGAGGATTCCCGACGGGTGCGCCCCGTCACCGAACCATTGCGACCCGAACTCTTCCGACGATAGCGCGAGTCCCAGCGTCGTCGCATACTGCTCGATGGGCGACACGGACAGGACATGACCCGGCTTCGGGTAGCGGCGAAGATGCCAGATGCTCGCCCGGTCCACGTCGGCGGTGCCAATCTTCCACCGGGTCGCGCCGTCGCTGGCATCCCTGCCGACCTGTACGTCTGCCATGTCGATAAGCCGCACAACCGCCGGTGTCCCGCGTCCGTCGCGGGCGTCGATCCGGCCAACGATGTTTCCGCGGTAGCCGCCGGAAATCATCGCCTGGTAGAGCCAATCCGACCAGCCGTAACCCTGACCGCCGGGGTCGAGCAGCAGCGGCGGCTTCGCTATCGGGCGTTGGTCGGCGCCGAACCCGGTAAAGCAGTCCACCGGCAGCATCGACACGATGGATGCTTGAAGGTTCACCGCCGCGCCGAACGCGACGACGCCCGGTGCTGTGTCGGGGCTGACCAGCGAACCCGAAGGTGCCAGCCGTGACGGGATGAGCTGCGTAGGCCACGCGCCCGACGCGCGCTCTTCTGGCCGGCCGCGACGAAACAGGCTCACCGGGCAGCGCTCCACGACACGAGCAGCAGCGCAAGCCCGGCCACGATGAACGCCGCCGGGATCGACAGCAGCGCAACCCCGGCCACCACGAGCGCGATCCCCAGCACGTCGAGCACGGTGGTAAGTAGTGCCTTCATCTAGCGTCCTCTCACCACACGGAATCAAGAATGTTGGTTTCGTTGTGCGACAGCCACAGCCAATGGCTGTACGTCGCCGCGACGAGCGGGGAAATGTCTACGGTGGAATCCTTGCGCGACCATTTCCAGCCGTCGCCCACAGCGCGCCGTGAAGCGCCGCCGACAGCGGCGAGCAGCTCGGGTTCGCCACGGTGCGACACGGTGCCCTCGGAAACACCCGCTACAAGCGCCCCACACGCCCGTACAGCGTCTTTCCCGTCGAGCATGGATACCGGTAACCCGGCGCGCTCAAACTCCGGCAGGAGCACGCCTACGGGTCCGGCGGGATCGACGCCGAACGCGCTAACGCCGTGCTTCTCCACGAGCTCGGTCATGCGTTCGGTGAGCCAACCGGTGCCGCGGCGACGTTCCACGAGTTCGATCACGCCGTTACCGCACGCGGCGATGGACGCCCACGTATGCGACGGCGCCACGTCTACAGCCATGAACAGCGCACCCGAAGGTCCCGCCTCGGTTTCGACCGCAACCCAATCAGCCGCGGTCAGGTCGGAATCATTCGTGGCGGGTTCGTCCCACCATCCGAGGAACTCGCGCGCGAACTCCTCTGGCGGCAACGCCTGACGGAACGCCGTAAGCGACTCTTCGGTGATACGTCGCCCGTAGGCGGGGTTTGCGCGTTCCCACCGCGACCGGTCATCCAGCGCGCAGCCGGGGGTGCCTAGCGCATGGTCGCAGCCGTCGATATCGCACGTCCCCGGATCGAGGTCGCCCCATTCGAAGTACGCCAACCGCCGGTCGTCACCTTTACGGCCACGGTCGCGGATGCCGCGCAGCACGTCGCTGTCTACCATTCCTGCGCTCGACCCGTAGAGAACCTGCGGGTCAGGGCGTGCCGCCAGTGTCGGCAGTAGCGCGCCCATATGTACCGGGCGCAGCGCGAACGCTTCGTCCAGCACAACTTTGTCCCCGGTCAGACCGCGACCGCCGCCCTTCGTGCGCGCCTTGAAAATCAGGCGGCACCCGTTGAGCAGTTCGATAGCCTCGTCACCGTTGCCGCGGTAGATAGCCTTAACCTCGCGGTCGAGGTCCGGCGATGATTCGACGAGCTCGGTCATGTCCCTAAACGCTTCTTGCGCGGTGCGGAACTCGTGCGCCGACCAGACGACCAACCGCTGCTCGGTGATGAACAGCCAGCCGAGCGCCGCCATCTTGCACACGGCTGTCTTGAGGTTCTGCCGTGGCGCGACCACCGCGGTCTCGAACGCCACCGAGTCGCCGTGACGGTCGAACGCGAACAGTTGATCTAGCACCATCTGCTGCTCAGGGTCGGGGTCGAACCCGGCGAGCTTGGCGACCTCGCCGACCTCAGGCCCGGAGGTCTCGTGGAAGTCCAGCAGCGACGACCAAGCGGGCGCGACTGCTGTCAGGCTAGGCACGTTTCGCGGCGCGACGGGCGCGCAGTTCGTCCACCGGGGACGCGACCACGTTTGCACCGGCAGTCGCAGCGCTCAGCGTCGAAGCGAGCTGCTTCGCCATTGCTGCGATAGCGCCGCCCGAGTCCTGGTTGGCGTCAATGCGTGCAGCGAGCACGAGCGCCGCCTGCCCGAGCGGGGTTTCTACCCGGCCCGCTTCGTTGAGCACGTCCAGCGTTGCGC